TTCCACCAGTTGTGTCAATAGTTCCACCTCCGGCGTTTTCCATAATGAGCCATAATCCAAGTTCGGTAGTTCCTGTAGTTGCTAAGAACCCGGTAGGACCGAGTTGAAGCGTGCTGGAAGTTCCTACTGATAATATGGTTTCATTAACTCCGCCCGAGAGAACCTTCATATCGCCAAGGTTACTGGCTGTTCCTGAATTAACAATAGGTGATGTTGCAAGATGCAATCCTACTGTTCCTGTAGTTACCCCGTCACTGGTTGCAGGCATATGAACAATAACGTCTATCAGTTGTTTATTAGCAGGAATGCGTGCTATACATATTGAGTCGTTAGTTGTTACCGAGCCCAATACATAAGTATCAGTCCATATTTTCTCAACTGACTTGATGAGTCCATTACCAATGTAATTGTCCCCACTACCGCCATTATCATACTTTGTAACATTTGCTGATTTTAACTCTGCCATTTCCTTCTCCTTCTCCGCCTATAGCGGTTGTTGGAGGAGGCTATACCTCCTCGTCAACGGTTAACTAACACGATTATTCGTGTCGTAATTGTCTAATTCTATCTTCCTCAAGCCTTACAGCACCTACGTTTAGTTCGTAGTAAATCTGCCAAGAGTAACTTAAATCTTTTCTCTCATCAGTTCTGACTAAAGGCTGAGCTGCCATAGCAAGACACATGGCATACTTCTGATAGACCAAGCCTACGAGACCTGATTGCTGTGATAGCCTTGTTGATGTAATCCAGTTGAAACCCATAAAAGTGTTAATGTCGCCATTTACCAAAGCCTTAACAACTGCATAATCTGCTGAGGACATTTTCTCCTCTTGTAAAGCTGAAGATAAAAGGGTTGGGTTAATAACTAAATAACGATCTTCTTCCTCAACATCAGCATCATCTAATGCTAACTTAGCTGCAGCAACATTCTTAAGACTTAAAGAATCGGCTGTAACACTTACTGTTGAGGGTGTAGCAGCTGTTCCCGAACCTGTTTCGCCTGTGTTAGACGTGCCAAGTGCGGCAGCTATAATAACATCATCAATCTTTCTACCTAATGAACGTGCAGCAGCTATAGTGTAAGAGCTCTTAGGGTCTGATATTGACCTTAATTCGTCGCCTCTATCTAATAGCCTGTTGTCGTGATAATCAATCATTGTGCCCATTCTTCGTGACAAGACAGGGTCGTTGTTCGGTGTTACGACATTTCTGCCACCCTTAGTTGACATAGACCATTCGCCTATCTGGTCTTGGAAGAATGTTTTACCCTTGACGTTCGGTTTAATAAAAACCGTGTGCAAGAGCTTTGAATATTTCTGCTGTGCTAACTGCATAATATTCTGCGAATACGCTTGTGCATAAATCTCATTCTGTGTTCCCATGATCTCTCTCCTTTGGTAATAGTTAATCTTCTAAATCGCTGTTGCTTGATTGTCCTCGGGAGAGGGTCTTGCTTCTGCGTGCCTTATCCGCAGGGGTGTTTCAACTTGTCCTGCCATACTAAATAGGAAACAGGGCTCACGCTTGTCTGTTGCTTCCTATAACTTCTTACCCATACTAATAGCTGTTAAGCGATTAACAAAATCAATTGCCGCTTCATGCTCTGCCGTAGTCGCCTTTTCGCTATTGTATGCGTGGTTGACGTCTCCTTTAATCTTACTTACTTCGTTTCCAGCTTCTTCAGGTGTCATTGAATACTTAGTATATTTAAACTCTCCCACTTTGTTCTCTGCAAACTGAGCACCTATCTTAGCTAAGAACTTTAAACCCATGGGGCTTTTGGTAAGTGATGCAGTTACAAAATCGTTCATTTCCTTATCAGCTGAAAACTTATTAACAACCATATCGCTTATGGCTACGTTGCTTTCATAAGCATCACCCCATTCACCTTTAAGGGCATTAACCGATGCGGCCAGCTTTGTCTGAAAATCTGCAACGTGCTTCTGATATATCCCACCTGAGAGGTCTGTGTATTCTTTCCACACTCCCTCGGCCTGCTTAGGTGTTAGATTATATTTATGCACTATGTTAGCAAATGCTGTCTTATCAAAGGTTAGCCCTTTCATTTCTTCTGGCAATGTAGGGTCTATTAGATTATATCCTTCAGCTGTCTCAGGCACGCCTAATGCTTTATTGAATCTGGCTATACCTTCTGCGTCATTCTCGTCTTTAGGTAAAGGCACTTTCTCATGGCCTAACAACTTCTCAAGGTTGAGGTGACTCTTTACCGCTTCCTGTAATCCTTCGGGTGTGTCCTCGAACTTCTGCAATGTTGGGCTATTGGCTAAATCTACCCCTACTTTGTCCTTCCAAGTAAATGATGATGCGCCTGCGCCTGCGCCTGCGCCTGCACCTGCGTCTCCAGCACCAGCTGAGCCACCTTCGCCACCAGCATTACCAGCAGCGTTGCCGTCTCCTCCGTCTCCTCCGTCGCCGTCGCCGTCGCCAGTTCCACCTCCTGCTCCGTCTTCTGCAAAGCTCATCATACAGGGTATTAAACTAAATAACCCGAACAATGGACTTAAATTGCCGAATACTCGGTTTAAGTTATCCATTTTGTTCCTCTTTCTGTTTTGCCAGTGCACTGATTTGCTCTGGCGTTAATCTTAATAAAGTCTTAATCGTTGCCACTACTTCTCTGCGTCCAGCATTGATGAGTATTCTATCTCTATTGTCAGGGTCAAAGATACTCTCATACCAACCACATGATTCCTCAAGGAAATCCATAACTTCCTTGCCTTGTGGTGTATCAAAGACCGACCTGACATTTGCAACAATAGCTTTAGCGTCTCTTATATCTTTTAAATCCATTATTCAAATCTCCTCTTACCTGCGCTTGCTTGCCCTGCCTCGGCAAGAGCTTTGTCTCCTTCAGCAGCTTTCTTACCTATATCAGCAGAAGCGGTTAACATATCCATTTTCTGTTGCTGGGCCATAGCCTCAGCTCTTGCTTCTCTGATTCCTTCTACTTCCTTATCGTCTCTCAATACAACCATTGGAGCTCCTAAGATGTCCCATGCTTTATCTACAACCTTATCAGGGTTTACTTTATCTATTACGTCAGGAACACTTGCTGTCATTTGCCCAAGTAGGCTTAAACCACCTAAGAGAGAATTAAGTTCGCTTCTCTTTTGAGCCTGCGCAAGCAGTGATACATAATCAATCTCAAATGAAGGGTTCTCCCAAAGCGCATCAGGAATAGGTGGCAACTTGCCCGCCCGAGACATAATGCCTATTGTTCTAATTACAACCGGGTTCAATATTTCTACCATGTATCTGCCTACTGCTGGACCGAGCATTGACATCTTCTCATTGATTCTTTCCTGAACCTCTGGGTTCTGCATTTGTTTCGTAATGTTCTCAAAGGCCAGAAATACATCATTATACATCAATGATTTAACTTGTCTCGCATAGTAGTCAATTGCTTCCATTCCTGTCTGAGGATTACCGAAGTTAGCAAAAGCAAATATGTCCTTACCTGAATCCATGGCTGTCTTTTTATAATAGTTGATAGCCCGAGGATTAGAGTTGAACGGTAATATAAAAGCATTATGCGGAACAGCTACCGGAGGGTCTGTGTGTTTCATCATACCCCTGAGGTTAGTCTTAGCAACTGCATTTAGTAATCTGGCGAAGGGCAAGGCTTTCATAGCCGGGGAAAATCCCCATGGGATAAATGGTCTCTTGTCAAACCTGTGGGTCATTGCAGGAAACTCATAATATCCGCTTTCTTCTATGATGCGCTTACCCTCAACATCTATCCATTGTGCCTGTATCGGCAAATTCTTTTTATCTGTCTTGGTTACGTCTCTAACGTGTCTCTTTCCTATATATAAAATGAACTTATGCTTCTTATTCTGATTGGGTGATGATGCTTCCAGTCTCATTTCAGTTGATAGAGCTTCTTCTCCCCAACGAGTAACTGCCTGCTCGGCCGTATACTCAAACTCTAAATAGTATGCCACAACTCTACCCTTTGCGTCCTCTACGATGCAGGTCTGTCCTAATGGTAGATTGTAAAATCTAATGTCTTCCTCAAGGTCATCTTCCTCAAGCAAGATTGATGTGCCATAAACACCACTTGATTTATAAGACGGGAAAGCCTGTTCATAGAAGTTTGATTTATTGAATGCGTGATATAGCTCCTCTGTCACTCCTTCAAGGTAGTTAGAGACCTCTTTATTGTCTACAAGTGCATTGTCCTTAGCTCTTAGCTTAAACCATTTAGATGAGGGTGGAGTAAGGTAATTCATAAACCCTGATGCTAAAACATCTGGTGCCTCAAGTGTGGTTGAATCATATAATTGCGCTGTGTCCATTTCGGTGCCCGCAAAGCTCTGACGTGTATGGTCTGGGCTCTCTACATAAAAATATCCATGGAGGTCTTGCCAGTAGGACATGAAGTTAGCCTTTTCTCCTGATAGCTCCTTAAAGCGCCTGATTCTTTCATCTGCTCCGGACGTGTCCATAGTCTTTGGCAGAACTTGTTTTGTATTCATTAAAGCCTCCCTATCCAGTGGGTTTCCATTTTGCTAAAGCCCATAGAGCTGTAGAATCTTTCCAGCTTATCAGCCTTAGAGTTTGCCATATTCACCATGGTTATAAAGTTATATCCTTCTTCTTTCAATATCTTGCGTGCCTCAGTCAGCAGTCTAATCCCATTGTGTCTATAAGTGGGGTTGATATACCAGATGACTTCTTGCCATACCTTCTCAGAGCTTATCGGTGATGCTACCTCTTTACCTGCCAAAGCGCCCTCACACTTACCGTCTATAATTAAAAGAAAGGCACCGTCCTTGAGGTCGTCTATTGTCTTAAAGAGTGTGCCCATGTCGAGCTGCACATATTCTTCTAATGATTCCTCATAGAAATTATTGATGAGCTTTATAATGTCCTGCTCGTATTTGGGTTGATAGCGTTCTATTCTCATTGACCCAATAAAGTCT